AGCCTCATGGAATAAGGTTGCAACGGTAAGATCCTTGGGCTTCAGGGACTTCCAGCGGCCTTCCTGGTCCTTTGCCTTATACTTGTCGCTCTTCTGTGACCACTCATCCCATAGGCCCTTGGCCGAGGGGCTGCCAGTGCTCTTGAGGGCCATCCCTACTCGAATCCATGTATCACGGTCGTCACTGTCAAGGAAAGTGAGTGCTGACCTGATTTCTCGTATCTCTTCCGGAGGGAGAATATTGTCAAGGGGAGTGCTCTCTGAATATTCCCTATCCTTTTTGTGATCGATGACCCATCCTGGGACCTCGGCAATCTCTTCCAGCAGATTAGAAATGCCGGTTTCTTCGGCATCGTCGTATTTGCAATAATTCTTGTCATCTACCGTTACGACATACCCGCCATTGGCCCTGATATCTATCGGGAGGGCCTTGCTGAAAAATCGACGTGCTGAATTCAGATTAAGGACACCACCCGTATATTTGTAATATCGGTGAAGGCCCCCACTCGGTGTCTCCACGGAAAAGGTATCTGGTAATGGGCCGAAACTATCCTCGATCTCTGCATGGAGCTCGTCTACAGTCCGAGTGTCCAGCACCTCGGAGCCGTCCGCATTGAGTACTTTTTTCCCGTCAGGGGTCTCTAATGGCTTATTTAGATCGTAATCCACGACAATAATATTATAATTTATCTGTCCCGTAGGAAACCCGATAAGAAAATTATCGTCATGGAATTGCTTTGCCAAGTTTTCCATATCGAAGCTGCCTGCATAGAATCCCAAGTTGACCGCTGGTGCCTTGGTTGGTAAGCAGGCAAAGACTTTGAGTCGTTGATCCGCAAATATTTTTATATTTCCATTCATCTCTTTTTTCTTCTATTTAGATTAGAAACTTTAACGACGTGAAAACGATGAAAATTATTCGGATAATTTGATCTTGAAATGATCGATTAGAATACTCTCAATAGTAAAATTCATGTTGCCATGTTTCTTGATTTTGACTACGAGCTCGGGTGAGAGGGTGAATGTTTTCTTGACGAGGGCTGGGCCATTGGGCCTTTTAATCGGGACCTTTGTTTTGAACTTATCGATTTTCTGGGATACGATTTCTTCAATGAGATGACTCATGTTCCCGTCGGCCTTGACTCGGACCGTTTCCATCACCTCGGGATGCATTTTTAATGAAATTGTTTTATATGACCGTACCCCTGCAACTTTTTCTGATCTTGGTATATTCCTTTTCATTTGCCGCTCCATTTCAGGTTATTTACGATGTGATAATAGGCTTCTCTGGTTGCGTATATGTCCGATTGGGCACTGTGGGCCTCTATATCTATCTCGAAGTACTTACAGATGTCTCCCAAGGAGCACGACTCAGGATTTATGAACCCGAGTGATCTAAGGGCATTCGTGATATCATAGAGCTCGATCCTCGACATGAAGTTTATCCAAGACCCGAGGTATGGGTCCTCCATTCTCATGAAAAAATGGGAGAGCATATCGATGTCAAATTTGATGTTTTGACCGGCGACAATAAACTTGTCGTTCTTGTCGAACTTGTCTATATGTCCCCCGAAAGTCATCAATAATTTTTTATAGATGGTATCCATCTCTGAAAATTTACCCATGGCTTCTCTCGAATACCCGTGGATTTTCAGGGCCTCGTCGTCAATAGCGAATTCAGGGTGAGGCTTGCAATGAAAACAGAATCCTTCCTTTATCTGTCCATCGATGTCCACGATCCCTGCTATCTCTATGATACTGTGTCTTGTTGGGTCCAAACCGGTTGTCTCGGTATCGAACCATAGAATTTTTTTTGTCATATCTCAATCCTCATTTTTTTTAGTTCAGTCCGAATTAAACGACAAAAAATACAGTCTTGTCAAGTTATTTTTTTGACAAAACTGTATTTTTTTTGAATAGCTGATTAAAAGGGTGAAATTACAGCGAGTGCAAGAGCAATAAATTTGCATTCCAGGCACACTGTTTGTGTCTTATTGAGTCCCATGAGCCTTTTACGTTCCTCATTGTTCAGCATGTCCGAAAAGCCATTATTTCCAGCGGTAATCTTGGTGTTGCAAAGCACACATCGTTTTTTCATAAAATCCTCGTTTTTAATGTGCTCATCCGTGGGCTCATTTTGCATCCTTGCTTTTATAATATCGTTAGCCTGTCTGAATTGCTTTAGATATTTTTTTTACTCTCCAAAGTCGTGTGTAACGACCTTTCCTGTCGCAATAGGATCTTATCCACATCTTCACTGAATCCCTCTCTACAACGGACCCGCAATGCTTGCATTTATACAGGGGCTTCTTTTTTAATGACATACTCTTTTCTGTCCTCGAATTCTGCCCGCTTGCCAGGATTCCACTCCGTTACGGGTCTGAAATATCCGACCACTCTACTATATTGTTCGCATTGTACTTTCTTCATCTTCTTGTTTCTCCTCATCCATATTTAACTTAACGCAGGCACTCGCCATCGCGAACGCCTGATAATTCAGGTAACATTCATAGCACTCGTTTGCATCCATGTCCCTCCCGAGTTTACGGCAGAATCTTTTTATCATATTTTAATCTTCGCATCTTCTGCGCTTAGTGAGGTATCGACGTATGCATCAAGTGTGGTTTTTACACTACTATGACCCAAAAAAAGGCTTACGGCCTTGATGTCCCGCTTCTCAGTATTTATTTTGTGTGTTGCGAAAAAATGCCGTAGCATGTGGGGATGGACTTTTTTCTTTATCCTGATTTCGAAAAAATCTCGAATCTTGTAATAGAGATGATTCCGGCTGTACCGAGTCCCTTTTGAGGTATGGAACAGGTATTCGACCCCTTCCCCGATTGGATAAATTTTCCTTATTTCTCTTAAAAAGCCGTTTCCCATGAAGATAAACCGCTCTTTATCGCCCTTACCTACGATTCTGATCTTTTTATTTGACTTGTTATGGTCAGAGAAGTCTTTGTTCTTAATGCCAGTCAATTCACTTATCCTGAGACCTGTCGTGGTTAGGGTCCGGATGATCATTGTTATTCGCTGGTCCTTAATCGTGTCCTTTTTCCGTGGCTTTATGGCCCTCCGAATGTCCGCGAGGGACAGGGATATGTGGACCTCTTTCGAGGTTTTCATGACAATATTCTTGAATTCCTTGAGGACCTCTACCGGATTGGACTGGATATCCCCTGCCATCCTGGCAACCCTGAACATCTTTGACAGGCTGGCGATTTTCCGGTTTATTGAGCTGTTCTTGTATCCATTCTCCTTGAGGTGATTGACATACGCCAATATGTCAGAGGGCACGACCTCTCGGAGGTCCTTATTCACGAATTCAAAAAAGAGCCGGTAGTCTATCTGGTAGGATTTCTGAGACTCCTTTGACAGAGAATTCCATGCAGCCTTTTTGATTTCAACGGCGTTATTGGTATCGTATATCTGGACTTCTTTGGTTTCTTTTGTCATCCAAAAAACCTCATTAGTTTGTCGTCACTACTTTCTTTTTTCTCAATCGAAAGGATCTTGGCCTCTTCTGCCTTATTCTTGAGCGTCATGGCATCAATCATATTCAGAGATGAGTCTGGGTCGTCCCCAGGATCTGACGAAAAATAGTATCCCTTAATTGTAGTGAATTTGGCATTCATGTCAATGGTAATTTTACTCGGAACCCTGAAAGCCTTAAATTTTTCGAGGGCCTCATCTACGGAATTGACCGGCACCGCCGACCTCGTTTTTATCCATTGCAGGGCCTTTTCTCGTGCGAATCCACCGTGGTTCAGGCATATCCACTCGGAATAACTGGTATATGGGCTCGTATAATAGTCAACCCTCATGGAATCCGGTTTCCCCGCCTTTTTATGCCTCGCATATACTACATTTTCGACCTCTGCCTCCAGAGGAGGCTGCCACTTGCTCAATATGTCGGCATCGCTGGCAACGGTGTCATGGGTTATTTCCCTTGGCATCTCATACCCACACTCGGGACATACCGCGGCACCCAATGGCATCAAATTGCCACAGGAAACACACTCTTTTTGAGGAGAGGTAACGACCTCCGACTTTCCGGTAGTTTTGTTTTTTCGTATCTCTATTTTGTCAACAGGCCCATGGAAGAGGATATTTCCCCCGAAATCGAGGACAAGGCAGTCCGTTTTGTCCGGATGCAGCCGGAAACCCCTGCCTACTATCTGATAATACAGCCCTGGGCTCTTGGTTGACCGCAACAATGCAACGCAATCGATGCCTTTCTCATTAAATCCCGTTGTCACCATGTCGATATTCACAAGACAATTAAACAATCCATCCTTGAATTCTTGGATATTTTTCTCCACTTCGGTCTTTTTCATCTTTGAGTGGATGAATCTTGCACTTAGTCCCTGTTTATTCAGCTCCTCGGACACCATCTCGCAATGAAGAATACCCGTGGTGAAAACCAATATTTTTTTCCTATCGGGGGCATATTCTCGGATCTCTTTAACGGATGCTGGAACCAGTCCCTCCTCAATATATGCCTGTTGCATCTCTCCCTTGACGTACTCACCACCACGGACATGAACCTCCGACATGTCGGCCTTGGTCACTCCATTCTTCGAAATAATATTGCAGAGATACTGCTTTTTGTCTCTGTTTCTGAAATGGTTGGGGTCTATCAATTCAGGAATTATAGTGTTATGGCACACGTCGTCAAATATCTTCTCGTCCCCCTCGCAGAGCATCCCCGTTTTCATGCGGTATACTGTTGCACTCAATCCGGCAATTACTACGTTGGGGTTTATCCTGAACATGTCATCGAAGAATTTACGATAAGTACCTGTTTTGGTTGCCGGTATTCTGTGGGCCTCGTCGATTAAAATGACATCGAACCATCCCAGCTCCCAGGCTTTCCCATGGACTGATTGTATCCCTGCAAAGAGAATGCGATTTTTAGTGTCCCTGCAATTGAGACCGGCACTATATATCCCGATGTCAAGGAGCTGATCTGAGAAATTGTCCACGAGCTCGATATAATTTTGTTTAATCAGCTCCTTTTGGTGAGTGAGCATGAGGACCCGAGTGTGATCACTCTTCAGTATCTCTTTGATTATCATTGCAATGACAAGACTCTTTCCACTGTTATGAACCACTATTCCATTAGCAACAAAATTATGATCCTTGTAGCACCCGATATCATAAGTGTGGTCTTTCCCATGAGGAGATATAGATTTCACTTTAGAATATTCTGGCAGACCTTGACCGAAATTAAACTTTTGAGTTTTAGAATGTAATTGGCGATGTTCTCTTTTCTTTAGCTTAATTAAGTTGGACGGGTCATTGTTGTATGGATTCCCGTCTACATGGTGAATATCAAAAATTTTCGGGTCTACGAACAAAAGATTTTTAGATTTTTCCTCGTCTCTCCGAATTATTTCTGCATACTCTTTTACCGACAAATCATTTAATGCAGCTTCGTAAATAAATCTGTGAATTTCGATCCGTAGGGAGTACCCCCTCTTATCCTTTTTCGTCTTGACCCTACTTGCGAAAGGGTGAAACCATAGGTTGCATTTGAAGAGATCCCCCTTGTATCTGCTGACCTTAGATCCTTCCGAAGATTTTTTCGGACGCAAAATGTCACACATCACATAATCATCCGTGGAAAGTTTATCCATTCTTTTCCACCCATCTTTTGTCATTATCTTATGGTCTGGTGTCGCCTTAATCCCCTTCCCATTATCCAATATAAGATGGAACAGTTCTTTAACCCCGCTGTAAGTAACGAAATCAACTTCGTTTAATTGGATCGTTTTTCCATTAAATGATCTGACAAAAGTTTTACGGGTTTTATCGTAATTGTACTTACGATTACGATTTAACCCATTGAATGCTTTAAATATTTTATCTATTCGCTTCTTCCTTCCTATCGTACATCTGTTTTCATTTATAATAGTGTCCCATGACACACACCCCGTAGGAAGGGCTATCAGGGGATGCTTGCCATGGTTATTCTCTACATACTCAAAGAATGCATCGAAGGCGTCCTGTTGGTAGTATCTCGGTTTTAGCATCAATCCTCCAGTCCCTTTGAAATTTCCCTGAATTCATCGTCCTTTTCAAGGACATAATTGTCCACTATTATTGAGAGAGGGTTGTATCCCTCAAGGTATATCCCTTCCAGTGAGGTGCCACGAGATAGTGCGACGTAACCCATATTTATCTCGAATACGTCTCGGAGGTCAAGATTTATATTCTCGAATGTTGCCCCCTGGGACTTGTGAATAGTGAGAGCCCATGCCAGCTTCAGAGGGAATTGCTTGAACTTCGCAACCTCTTTATCCTGTTCGGTTTTCTCATCATACTCTGTCAGTTTCCAGTCGTGCCTTTTTACCGGCACTATCCGGCCACTGCTTCTGATCTCTACACTTATTTCGTGGGTCCCCATCTCGACAATTGTTCCAATGGTACCATTCACGATGTTGTCCCTGACATTGATATTGGCCGTTATCATCACCTGGGCACCGACTTTTAGTTCAAGAATGCTCGGAGTAATACAATTCTTTTTGAGTATTTCTACCTTGAAATCTATACCGGAGGTGTCTGCGTAACGGATATGGGCCTCGTCGTTAATTTTGTTCAGGGCCATCTTATTCAGGGCATCCACGTTGATATTTTTGCAGAATAGATTCGTTGCAATATCAAAATTTTCGAAGTTATTTCGCAGTCCGTCAAGGATCTTTCTATGGTCCCGAGTAACCTCATTTTTCCTGATACTGTTCAATAGATCGATGAATTCAGGGTCCTGCTGCCTGTAGATTTTCTCCAAATAGCAGACCTTGAAATTCAGGTCGTTCCATGACATCGCATCGAAACAATAATGTTTCTGGTCCGACCCCTTGGTCACGGGAGGTAATTGGAAAAAATCCCCGCTTACAATGACTTGCATCCCCCCAAATACCTTATGTCGGTCCTTTATGAACCGGCACACCCTCTCCACGAGGTCAAACCTGAAGTCATGGAGCATTGATATTTCATCAATTATGAGGGTATCGGCGTAATATATCCTGGCGAAAGAAAATTTGTTATGCAACAACTTAAATAAATCGTCCTCTGCGAGCTTTTCCTTTATACCGATACCGGCCCATGAATGGATCGTGGACCCATTGATATGGGTCGAGGCTATGCCAGTGCTGGCCGTGGTTGCGACATTCAGGCCCTTGACCTTGAGTGCATCTATGATTTCGTTCAGGGCATAGGTTTTACCTGTGCCTGCATTCCCTGTCAAGAATACGTTATGGCCCTGTAGTGCAAGTTTTATGGCTCTTTTTTGGTCCATGTTTCCTCTATTATACGTCTTTAAATTTTGATGTTTTGTTCCATCTCTTTTCGGGGTCGTCAACTACCTCTCCCTTGAAATCCCCTTGGAGTTTAACGGTTTCTTTGGTGATGTTTGAGATTGATTTTATTTTTTCCTTCAGGTCTTGACTCGTGTAAATCGCATCGCAACGGCCTTTCAGGTCCGGAAACCCTACTATATTGGCGTTTACGAAAAAGATATCAGCGGTCTCGATATGGTAGAGGCAGCCATCCTCTTGGTGTTCAATCAATTTCGCCTGAATGAGAGCCGGATTGAATATATGTCGGTCACACCCTACATTGAGCATCCCGTCGTCTATCAATTCATCCTTGAAGGTGCATTTTCTTTTCCCGTCTTTGACCGGCTCAGAGTACCGACATGTTTTACAATGCACGAGAGGGATGTCCCCGTCATGGCAATGGCCTTGGAACTGGCACCACTTACACTTGAAAAATTCCCGCTTATCGCTGATGCCCTCGGGGAGGACCCAATTGTCAAATATTATGCCTTGGGCCTTTTCAATAATTGCCTCTGCATAACTCTTGCTATACTCGGTCCGGATTGACGTGTAATCTCGTCCCCCAGGGGTCGTGACCGTGAGATAGTGCCGAGTCAATCCGGCCTCATGCATATATATCTGGGCCTGATCGAAATACACTACATTCCACTCCATGAGGGCCTTTTTCTCTCCGACTGTCTGTCTGAGCTTAACCAATTTATTGAAAGACTTTTCGTTGACACTCTTGTGTTCCCAGACATGCCATGTTTTCGGGCTCTCTATTATGCCCCGAATGATTCCGTCGCAATGCCCCCTGAAGTGACCGAGTAATAGTTGAAATCCTATCTGTCTGTCCGGTTTATCGGGGTCCATGGTGTGCAGCTCTATATATGGGAGGAGCCGTAACCGGTCGGCCATAATAGGCTCTTGTGTGTGCCCGTCCTCGATTCTCTTGGCCCCTGCACCGTCTATAACATTGGGAGCAACATTCCTGAAGGAATAGAAGAGGTTTCTCGGGCACTCGTGCCCGATTGCAGACATCCCGAGGTAATGCCGTGGTGATTCCATTGCCTTGATACGCTCCAGAGCCTTATCTACCTCATGGAGCGTCTGGTCGTAGATTGCTACATCTATTTGTGCCATTATCTTGCCGTCCTCATTATATATGTGGTTTTTGATTTTGTGGCTGGTATACCGATGTAGAGCCTCGGGCTAAATGACCCGCCGAAACGCTCATTCTTTTTGCTGTACGTTTTTATCCTCATCACCCTCCGATTGAATGGGTACAGGACCATGTTCACTAATGACAGTATTGCTTTCATTCGTTCCCTCCGATTTTCTTTTTCCCTGGGACCATGAACATTTGGGGCATCTGAATATGTCACGATCCTTTGTTGATACGTCTTCGAGTATTGTGTTGCATAAATAGCACTTTTCACTTTCCAATTCCATCATACCGTTCCTACTCTTGAATTATTTCGTTTATCCTATCATGGAACAGTATATGTTCAATCTTTTTTTCCCTTCAATTCTTCGAGCTCGGCTTCCATCCTTTTGATTTTCCGTTGCTTGAAATCTTCTTCATTCAGCTCATGATATTTTTTAATGATAGAATCATATTCGTTGTGAATTTTTGACGCATTATCCATTGAATAATAAAGGCTTTTATTCGCAGTATCCTTATATTTTGGGCTATAGGATACCAGCTCATCAAAGAATAGTTGGAACAGCTCTTTTGGGTAATCATTTCCGAAGATGTAAGCACCAGTCGAGAAACTGATCTGTAATAATAATTCATCGACTGGTTGTCTGCCATCGTCAGAAAACGATATTGTTCTGTGGTATTTTTCACCCCATATCCCGACGGACATAGGGCCTCTGAGATTAACCCAATCGGTAGAGCGGATATCTTTTGGTTCGATATCGAATCCGTGTTTTTCCCTTAACTTTATGCCAAATAAATGATTTTCAGCTTGTCTCTCTAAATCACTTACATCGAAGATGCAAACATCTTCATGTTCTTTCATGAGCTCCAGAATTTCGGCATAAGCCTTTTTTGCTTTGTTGTCTTCCATTATTCCCTCCGGTTTAGTTTTTAACCCATGTGAAATAAGCGGGGGCACTATGCTATGCTATTCCGTCATAATGGCCCAATCGTTTGCTAATATATCAGATTGACTGGCCAACCACGGAATCAATTTACCATCTGCTGTTCTCATTACAATGAATTCACTTTCTCCAAAGGCATCGGATTTCCATACGGTCCCATCATCGAGAGGCGGGAATGGAAGCTGGCATTTTGCCTTATAAAGATACATCCCTTTCCCGTTCCATCCCGAGCGTTGAATTGCCGATCCATGTTTAACTCTGCGTAATGCAACCGAAAAAGTTAAACCTGTTGTTTGTTCTGCTTCACGTGGTTCATTCATGTCTTCTTTCTCTTCTGGCATATTGCCTCCTGTTGATCTTATTAAATTAGTGCCCCCGCTTATTTCGCATTCCGGTTTTAGTTTTTTACTCTTGGTTTTGATCTTTAAAGACCTCTTTCAACGGGCCTTCAGGCAGAAGATTATAATCCTTCTTATTAACGGCATCTTCTAATCTTTCCTTACATGAATTATCTGAATGCAATATGCCGTCTATCCCGAAAATTTTGAATTCATTTATTGTATTATCCCCTATCGGAAGAATGTATTTGCCACATACATCACATGTTACTCCGCTTGATGTTATCATTATTCTCTCCATTTTTTAGTTTTTTGCTCATTTAAGGCCCTCTATGCTATTATATTAGTATTTCTGCGACTTGACGCCCTGAGGCCATGAAGTGCTCACACGGGGCCTCTGTGAGGCTCTGAAACGGCCTGAAAAGAGTGTTTTTAGCCCTTTTGAAACGTAACTCATATTTTGTATTTTTTTATTTATCATGAAATAGGGCCTGATAGGAGTATTTTTGGGCCGACAATTCAGAGCTCTGCTCTTCATCCTCTTCGCACTCGAAGTCATCACACTCGTGATATTCTCCAATCACAATTGAGAGAGGATCTTTTACGTAAATCCCTGCTTCATTATATTTGCAGTCATCATCTTGGCAGTTCACTTGTGTCATCTCATCACCCTCAATCCCTTGTAATTTTTCGCAGGGCATGTACGAATTCAGACTCTTTTTCGAGCCTTGCAAAGTAGAGGCTATTGCCAATGCGTTCAATTTCAAATCCGTACTCATTTAGAAGTTCGTCAATTTTTAAATACATTTCCTTCATCTCTACACCTGTTCGACCACCCATTCGACAATTGCCTATGTGTATTGTCGGATTGGCGACGCCGCTGAAATCTAAGTTCCTTTCGAGATCATCTTTAACATCTTTTTTCATTCTGCCCTCCAGTTTAATTTTCTTACAGTTCCTTTTTAATAATTATCCTTGTTGGTCCTTCATGTCTATCTGTATAGTAAAAGTCGTTTAATTTTATGGATCTTGACGGGTGCCTCAATCTTCGTAAGGCTCTTTTTTGCTCTTGTCGAATTCGTTCTGCCGTAACATTAAACTCTTCTCCAAGCTCAGACAGTGATTTATCCTCGAAGAAACTCCCTCTTATTATTCTCTGTTCTCTCTCTGTAAGCTGTCCGATCACAAGATCTAGTGTCTTTCGGCATTCGCCATTCATTACCTGGGCCTCTGGGCTTTGGCTCTCTATTAAAAGCCTACCATTCATCGGGATTGAGTCTATTTCTTTCTCTATTACAATCTTGTTGTTCTTGATAGTATACAGCTTTTCTGGGAATAGCTCTTCCACATCAATATAGAAGTGATCCGCTATTTTCTGAGCATGTTCTGAGATTTTCAGGCTGCCATCTTTTAATATGATCCAGGGGCTTCTTTTCAAGTTCAGAAAGGCACTAACTATGGCTTCGGACATTCCAATCACCACTGAAAACTCCGCAGCACTTTTGTAGTTCTTATAAATCGAATCATGTAAGATTTTATTCTTGATCCTTATTTCGATTCTGGCCTGTTTCATGACATCCCTCCGGTTTAGTTATTTGATGTTATTGGGCATACCACAAGGGATACCCCTCTGTCAAGATATTTTTATATAAATATTTTTTCAGGATAATAAAAAAACCTGCTTGACAGTCTCAATGATTTCATTGTATGACTCAATAGTCAAGAAATCAATCAGAGGAGGCTAATTTTGGCAGAGAACGATAAAAGCATTACGATCCCATGTAGTATGGACTATAAACGCAACGTAAAAGCGGCGATTATGGATCGTGGGATCGATTCGTTCCAGATTGGATACCAAAAGATATTCGACCTGGGGCTTTCACAATTTAAAAGAAAGGAGATTAAAAAATCATGACAAATTGTGACATGAGCATCGATGGTAACATTCTGACGATTAAGGTCGATATATCGAAGAGATATGGACCTTCAAACTCAGGCAAAACTATCGTAATAGCATCCACGGCTGGCAACGTAGGGGCACCCGAGAACCCTGCCGTAAAGATCGGGCTTAACGTGTACACGAAACCGGAGGCGAAACCGGAATGACTGACGACGATAAGACAAAACTCTTTAAAGATTGGATGAAATTCAAAAAAGCCGAGAACAAGGCGAAGGCCGAAAGAGTAAAAATTGAAAACAGCCTTGACGAAATCTACGGTAAAATTGAAGGGAAATCTCAGACGATTAAAGAAGTCGATCTCGGGTTTTCAATCAATGTCAAGAAAAATACCAAGATCTCTCTCGACCAGGATGCATGGATTGAGGCCCGAAAAAATGTTCCCGTGGATCTCAGGCCCGAAAAGGTAGTATTCGGGCTGGACACAAAAGGCTTCGACTACTTGAAAGAACACAACCAAGATATTTACAAAATCGTCAGCGATTGTGTGACTATCAAGGATAACAAATCGACTATCAAAGTTGAAAAAATTTAAGGAGGCAATACATGGCATTCAGTTTAAGTAAAATTCAAAAAGGCGTTAAAAAAATGCCTCGTAAAATAATTCTTTATGGTCCACCAAAACTCGGGAAATCGACTTTGGCGGGCAGTACTCGGGATGCTCTTATGATCCCTACAGAAGACCGTGTTGCACATATCAAGTGCGACAAAACCCCCGTCGTCGAGTCCGTAGGGGATATCATGGAAATCTTTGAATTCCTTCTGGACTCGAAAGGGAAACACACTTACAAAAGGGCAATTGTTGATACTCTCGATTGGCTCGAACCGATCATCCACAAGCGAGCCATTGAGAGAGTCAATGAAAAGCTGGAGGGCACCGGAGGAGCAATCGCTCACAGCATCAATGACGACCATTGCAAGGAAACCGCATTTCAAAAGGGCCTGAAATTTCTTGCCCCTGCGGAATGGAAAAGGTTTCTTGCTAATTGCGATGTACTGAGAGCAGAAGGTCTGGATGTTGTGCTGGTTGCTCACTCGCATACAATCACCATCAACCCACCGGACAGGGACCCTTATGAGAAGTATGTTATGAAAATTGACAAATCATCTCTCGCGGTCCTTGAGGAGTGGGCCGACATCATAGCATTCTATGACAAAGAGATCTTTGTCAAGACCGAGAAAGTCGGGGCCACTGCGAAAAAAGGCAAGGCACTCCCTTCAAAAAATCGGGTCCTTCACCTATGCGGGGACAACCCTGCAATGATAAATGGCAATAGCTTCGGGCTCGGGGATGCAATCGTATCACTTGAGCACTGCCAGGACATAATGGAGTGGATGCTCACAGAGACCGTAGACGAAAAAACAACAGGAGACAAATAATATGGCAGAACTCGGATACCAAGTAAATCCCAATGAGCCGGAGCAGACGTTCGAGCCGGTCCCAGCGGATTCTTATGTCGCTGCAATCACTGAATCAACCCTGGTTGATAACAGTAAGGGAACCGGCCAAATACTCAAATTGACCTATGAGTTGATTGATGAGGGTCCTTTCAAGGGCCGAAAAATCTTTGAAAACCTTAACATCAATCACACCAGTGAGCAAGCTGCTCAAATTGGCCGTAGAAGCCTTAATTCAATAGGAATAGCGGTCGGAATGACTGGTATGGTTCAGGACTCCTCGCAGCTTCACAATACTCCGATGAAAATTGAGGTAATTGTGAAAGACGAGGGACAGTATGGCTTGAAAAATTACATCAAAAAGCACCTTCCGCTTAATGATAGTGGTCAACCGGCTGTAACTGCTCCGACAAATCCCGTCGCTGGGACCCCTGCGCCGGCTGCACCCAATGGGGACACCACGGCAAAGAGGCCCTGGGAGAAATAGTATTAAAAAAGCCCTTCCAATCGGAGGGGCTTTTTTATTTATTTATCGAGTGATTTTACAAGTGCCTTGATTGCAATGTACTCTGCCCGTGTATCTGCGTCAAAATCTTCTGCTGATATTACACCGTCTGCGAGTAGTTTTGTGATTAGCTGTGATAATGCTTTAAACAGAAACAGTGTATACCCTCTAATATTATTCAGCTTCTGATTCTGCTCAATCTCCGCAACAACTTCAGGCGTCATTATCTCAGCTTCAGTTTTTTCTCTATAACCTCTGGGATCTGATTCATCACGGACTAACCGATATTGTCCGGTTACTTCATCTCGCAAGGACAATGACCAACATCTTTCAGATTTATTCTCTTCAATCATGATGTCACCGGCCTCAGGTGGTCTGAATCCTGTCGTAAATGAGTCTATGACATTATTATCTTCATCTATTGTTATGTAATATTTATATTTCATTTTAATTCTCCTATTAGAATCTTGCGTCAAGCATAATATATGCTCCAGCAGCAGCACTACCAATTTCAGTTCCATGCCCTTGTGTCAATCCTGTAGCACATGTGAAAGCAAAACGAACATAATTCTCAAAAGATGCTGCGCGAGATAATGCTGATAATGCATACGTACCCCATCCATTATTACTAACCGCATAAAAGTTGCCTATAGTGGAGTATGTTAATATCATTGTGTTAATTCTCATGGGTACTGGTAAACTTATACCGAATGAACCCGTCGTTGCCGCATAGGCCCTTCCCTGTGCGAAGGTACGCTGTGAAGCAATTTTCTGGATATATAAATACCTTTGACAATCTGCTAAAACATCACTGTATTTTCTATGCTGAAAAGGTAGTAGAGTACTACCAAGATTCATCCTGACACCTGTGATGTAAAAATCATTGTCCACATGGTCAAACCAGTTGTCCTGATTGGTTGTTGAATAGTAATTACCATCCTGCCATGCGTCCGCTGTTGTATCGTAATCTGTACCACTTGCCAACACAATAGCTATTTGCAATCCTGCCCCATTTGTGTAATCCTCTGTTCCACCTGACTGATCAAGGGTTAATGTGATTGTTTTCCATTCCCATATGTTGGCGACATCGATTGTTTGCTCAGACACATAAGCTTTATCATCTCCATTATTTTTAACAGCCACACAGAAAGTTCCAGTCTTACTTGAACGAACACCGAATCCGAATGTGACTGTTTGATCTTTTATACTTGCATAGTCAAATCCTTCCACATAGCAATTTATTGCTGATGATTCGTTGTTGGCTATCGCAGCGTCTATTTGTGTAACATCAACTTTCGTCGAGTAACAAAATCCATCTGGCGATTCCGTGTCTTGAGAGACAGTACAGTGTCCAACATTTAACCACTGGGCATATTGAAAATTATCACAGATATAATCACCTTGTATTCCAGCGAAATCTTTTGTCGTCTGCTCCTGTGCTACTTGCATAGCACCGTTAAGGATTTTGCTATTGATATGCCCAAGAGCTTCGACCACTGCATCTGATCTTGGTATCTTAGTTGTTGAATCTGTCAATGCCGTTTCAACATCAGCTCCATCGACCTTATCGGCATTTAACTCTGTAACCACCGCCCCCGAGGTATTGAAAAGATGACCGGACAATATTATATCGCTTGCCCCGCTGGCCCATGTGCTTTTTTGTGCAACATTTCTGATCAATCCGGACGATACTATGGTCGTGGAGGCCCCGATATCGAACTCTGCGAGCTTGAACCACTCATTTGTGCCTGCATACGTCAACTTGTAAGATCCAGTGCTTATCCCGAGTAACAGGAATATGCAGTCAAGGGTGTAATCGGAGGCCGGAGGCTTGATCGTGAATACACTTTCTTTACCTACTCCATCCCCGATAAGTGCGAGCTTGTCAGATCCGTTATTAGAGGCAATTGTCCTTCCCATGGCAGCGTTTATGTTAGAAATGACCTCTGCAACCGTGGTTGTTGCCGGAGTCGCCCCCCTGCAATCCACTTCAACAAAAGATCCGTCTTCGCCGTCCGCGAGATTAAGTAAATATCGGGACGAAAGGTCAACCGAGGCTATCGCAGACAGTCCGGTAACACTCCCAGCCGTTCCCGCCGTGGCCGTGGTGCTCCCCGTCTTTCTCTGTACGGATAAAGAATACTTAATATCTCTTTTGATTGGATCGTTCGAGAATGATACACTTCCACCAGAGGCGACCACAGAGGCTATATTTCCGTAATCATCCTTATTAGTGACCGATATGACCTGACCCTCAAGCATGTCCGTCCTGGGTACGCCCGTGGCTGCATCAAGAGTAACGGTTTGAGCAACCGACTGGAGGCAGGGCAAAACATTGAGATGAGAGGTCCTTTGCATCGTGAGTCCCGAGGGAACATTGACAATCATCCCTGAAGATGCCTCGACCCTGAACCCTGAACCGGTTATAATTGCTTTCCCCGAGTCGAAAAGGAATAATTTCGAGAGTATCCCGAAGTCTCGGTATGAGATGTCACCGATACGTTTAAGAACCTCATCGCTCTCTATTTTCTGGCCAGCGGCCATATTTACGGTCCGGATATCTCGCATATTATTCCTCTGTTAGCAATTTTTATTTATTTCTTTTTTGGTGCAACCGGTTTATTCTTGTTTTTTGGAGGTTGACAGCCGCCTCTTCCGGTATTCGCTCCCACTCCTTTTCCTGATCCGTCTCGTTTCGGTTGCCCTTTTGGTTGATTCTTCATAATTTTATCCTTTTTTTTTAATTTTATTCGAAGGTAATTCCTGCTCTGATTGCAGTATCTTTCTTATTGTAATCAATAAGTTTTTCAGCATATCCATGGTATGCCTGTACGAAAAAGAATGGCTGAAAGACTGTTGTAACTATTCTCACCCTGATACCGCCCTCGATCCATCCCTTTCGATCCGATATGGACCCGCCACCCTTGACATAGATCTTTTCTTTGTCGAAGTATTCCACTGCACGGCTCTTTAATTGGAAAAATGCCTCACCCTCGACATAGCCCTGATATTTTTCGATGTCTTTATTCTCAATGGCCTTGCTGTAATAGCCGAATATCTTGGCAACGATCCCAAAATTGTAGACCTCGCCGACGCTGAATTGAGCCCTTGCGTAATAACAATTTATGCTCCTTGAACCCTCGCCGTCCCTGCCATTGCTCTTGTGATATATCGGAGCAACCTGGAAATAATCGAGGTATCCCGTGTCCAGGTTCATGAAATTTTTCTTGCTTTCAAATATCCAGAATAGCTCCGGCTCGTGATTAAATTCATAGAATGGAGACGATTCATCATATAATTTCCACCATGCCTTTTGAGTATATGCGGCGTAGAGACCTATCGTAGAGGGAAATATCAGGCTGTACTTTGCAGAAACCTGAAATTTTACTTGGTCCTCTTTGTCCCCAGCGACGAAATAAACAGGTTGGTAGGGCTGGATTGCCGTCTGAAAAACAGAGGCCATCCCCGCCGTTGAATACATCAAGATTAAGAATAATATTGCTTTTTTCATAATTTACCTTATTGTCGTTATCCTACATTATGATTATTTTTTGTCAAATAGTAAAAAATCTCTTGACTTTGACAAGACTATTGGATATCCTTTATTCAAAAGGAGTCAAAACCATGAAAAAACTATTTGTTGCAATCTTGATCCTCACGATAATCAATACTGCATATTCAGGGCCATTTGGTCGATTCGAAATCGGCCCAGCGACCAATGACTCAATCTATTTTACTGAAATTTCTATCGGTTACAGGTTAAAATTCTTTCAAGTAACCTCTGAAACAAGCGGAAGTTATTTGACTTGGGCACATTATAATGGTTCCAGCGGGAACCCTTTTCAAAATATTTATTCCGTAGAACAAAAGTTTTTTTATAATAATTTTTTCATTCATGCGAAACATCATTGTGCTCACTCGTCAAATTCTGCAACGAATTCGCATATAGATGTAAATGGTTATTTGCTTTATAGAGAATTCAGAGCGTCTCCTTATTGGTGGCATGGCAAAATAACAACAATAAGTGCTGGGTTTGAATTCAATATGAAATAAATTATTATGTTGATATATAAAAATTGCAGCAAATATATAATTTTTGTTCTTATTGACAATCGGAAATATCTTTTTATATATACTTTACTGTCACCCACCCTCTATTATAAGGTGTTGATGAGAACCCAGCACCATCAAAATATGCCAAATTAAACCTCACCAATACTATGTTTGTTGGAGAAATATAATATGATCCTCCGACCCGTGCTGATGTACCATCATAATTTATAGGGAAATGAAAAATGTTAGCATCATCCCTTATAATTATATCCACGCTTCTAATTTTTGTCCAGTCTAAACCATGTGCTACATTTAAAGTTCCTGTGGTATCCATATTCCAATCTCCAATTTCGAAGATTTTTGTGTAAATAGGAATATCATCGACTGAAAATCCAGAAACTGAAACATTTGAAACCTTTAACGTCCCGCCTATGTTTATACTTTTCTCTACACCGATACCACCCTCTATTATTAAAGCTCCTGTATCCTTAGATGCAGAATCGGTTGTATCTTTTATGGTTATTTTACCGCCTGTTACAACACTTTTCTCTACACCGATACCACCCTCAGTTACAATTGACCCTGTATCCTTGGATGTAGAATCGGTTGTATCTGAAATTTCTAATGGTTCCTGTGACGATGGATTTCTTACAATGACATCATCCCCGTCACTATTGGCCCAGGTATCCTTTTCGTTTACATTCCTGATCAATCCCGATGTGACGACCGCCGTGGCAGCTCCGACATCTATTTCAGCAAGTTTGAACCATCCGTCCACTCCTCTATATTCATATTTATAGAGACCGCCATCAGCAAGCCCGAAAATCAAGGCCAGGGCATCAAGGTCCGGATTGGTCGAAGGATTTCTAAACTTGAAATAGCTTGATACTCCAACATTTTCGCCAGTATATTTAATATAGTCCGTACTGGCACTCGTAGCGACCCTGCCTAATGCTGCATTTAACGCTGAAATTATTTCAGCTCTTGTTGTTGCCGATGGAGTAGCACCCCTACAATCTACCTCTATAAAAGATCCATCTTCGCCGTCTGCGATATTTAGGAGGTACTTTGCAGAGAGGTTTATTGGAGACGATAAATCAGCCGTCCCCGTGACTGTTGCTGCTGTTGCGGCGGTCAATGCTGTTACTCCGGTCTTTTTCTGGACCGCTAAATAATATTTTACATCTCTTTTTATCGCAGTA